GATTCTCTACTAACCATTTATATGAATCTGGTGAATATTGTAAAGTGGATCCATATTTAGGATTATCACTCTGTTTCTCTATTAAATATCCATTATTAATTAATATTTTACCAAATTCCTTCCACCATTTTTCAGTATGATTCATCCCTTTACCATAAACTGATAACTTTCTCATATCTTGAGTTATTTTAACTGATTTAGATCCTCTTAATATATTTATCATTATCCCCAACCCAAACTTACATTTAGTCAAAGCAATTGTTTTTATTAATAAAAATGTTTCATTTGTTAAATCCATTTTATCATCATTCCTTTTACAGTTATCACAATTATTACATATTAAATTAGTAACATCCTCTCCAAAATGTTCTAATATAATTTTCCTTCTACATTCATGTGCATATACATATTTCTCTATTTCATTTATTTGTCCATTTTTGTAAGTCTTAAATGGTCCCTTTAAATCTTTCAAGAAATATCTACTTATAATAAAATCTTTTGAGGAGTAATATAATATACAATCACTTGGCTTACCATCTCTTCCTGCACGACCAATTTCTTGATAATATGATTCCAAATCAGATGGACATCCATAATGTATAATTAAATGTATTTTTTGATTGATACCCAAGCCGAATGCAATTGTAGAAACAATAACCTTAAACTTTCCAGTGACAAAATTATTTTGTATTTCTTTTCGTGTTTTCGGCGTTAATCCAGCATGATAAGCTTCACACTCAATACCCATATTCTTTATTATTTTAGAAATCTTTTCAGTATCATCTCTTGTTTTGGCATATACTATTGAAAAATCATCTTTATATTTAATTAACCACGGCTCTATATCATTCCTCACTAAATTACCCTTTTTCCTAACTTCAATCGATAAATTTGGACGATTGAAACTACTTTTAATAATTAAAGGATCCTCTAAATCTAAATCATTTATTATATCATCTAATACTTTCTGAGTCGCGGTTGCAGTTAATGCAATTATCGGTACATCTGGCGCCCATGATCTAAGAACATTTAATTTTTTATAATTAGCCCGAAAATCATTTCCATATGTTGATACACAATGAGCTTCATCTATCGCAAAACAACATATAGCATCAGCATCATATAAATCCATAATAAAATCTTCTCCATTGGAAACAATATATTCGGGAGATGTATATATAATTTTATAATTGCCTTTTAATATATCATTCTGTTCTGTCGTTTTCTTAACATTCGTACTATTTAAACAACAGACTGCTATCTCTTTATTGTTCATATCTATTTTCTGATCTTCCATTAGAGCAATTAATGGTGATACCACAATAACACATTTTTTGGTGATTAAATATGGCAACTGGAAACAGATAGATTTTCCAAAACCAGTAGCGAGTATAGCACATACATCTTTTTTATTATTAATTATATTATCAATTATATTGTATTGTTCATCTTTTAATTTTTCATAGCCGAAATATTTTTTTAAGATGGTATTATATTCTACTTTTCGATCTTCCATTATAGTTTTAATATTTATTATGCTTTATATAAGGAATAATATGGTCAATTTTTTTGCAGTAATTTTTCTAATGTTATTTATAATGAACGATTATTCTAAAACATATATCGACCTATTTAATGATCCTTTGGCACAAGTATTACCAGGAATAGGAGGTAATAGCTATGAAAATGACGCAAATTATCTATTTTTTGATTCTGAAATTGATCATAAATATACAATGCAGAATAAAAAAAATAAAAAACCCTATTCAATAACAAAAATGGGTCCACCTCTATTCACAGTTGATAATGGTACCCCCCACGTTACCTCATCTATGGGTCCACCTTTATTCACTGTTGATAATGGTTCCCCTTATGTTACCTCATCTATGGGTCCACCTCTATTCACTGTCGATGAAGGTATTCCATATGTAACTAATGAACCTAAAAAATGTGTAAAACAAACAACCATATCCGATATCATTATTGATGACTATAAACCATTACCTAAACTTAAATTCAAAAAACCACCTAAACCTATTCAAGGTATGAGACCGAGAACTAGATCGTGGTCCATAATGAGTTGGTTTTTTGGAAATTAATTTATTTAATATAGTTATCGATTATCATAAATGAATCATTAATTAAAATTTTTTTACTATTTAATTCATTTATAGTTATATTAGGTATTATATGATAACTTTCAATTAATTCATTATTCATATCTCCTTTTATGATTGGTTTATCATCCATTTCAACTATATCTGGAGTTATAGTTTTAATTATGGGTTGATTCGTCATTTTTCTATATAACTTACTTTTCATCAAAAAGCTATTTATTAATGGCATCGATAAATTGTCAATTGGTGTATTCTTATAATCAATCAAATTTACTATCACGTAAATTAATGTAGATATACATACTATATGTATCACGCAATAATCCGATAAATATCCAAATATTGTAAAGATTGTAAAGATTATCGGATGACGAACTATCGGAATAAATGTTCCCATAATTAATACATTCTGCATATACCACGATAATATTCCTGATAATATTATGTCAATATTGTATTTATTCTGATGAATCAATAATCGCCTATGTTTATAAATTTTTTCATAGGTTTTTATCAATAACCATTTCATTGCTTTGTTATTTAATAATTCAGCTAATTCACACATCATCATTATATATAAAGGATTTACAAAAGGTACCATAACTAGTGCTACCAATCTAAAAATATAATCGATATAAGTTCGATTATCCATAATTAATAGTATACAGGAGATAGGTATGGGTAACCAATAAAGTTCAAAATAAGTTGCAATACTATAAAATGCAAAAAACTTACCAAGCTGTATTTGACAATATTTTATATTCCTCTTTATCATTTCAGTAAATTCTCCCGGTTCATTTTTCCTCCATATATCTAATAATGCTCTCAAAGTATTTCCATTATAAAATTGATCCCATCTTCTTTTCATAACAATACTACGTATTTTCTCTTTAGGATCAATAATTTCACTAAATTCGTCTTTAATATTATATTCATCCTTTATTTCAATAATTGCTCCGTATTTATATAACATTTTAATCAATCTCCCATAAATTTTACCACCACCTTCAGCATATTGAATTAATGTAGTAACCAAAAATATCTTAATGAAATTAATCAAATGACCATATGGATTATCTTTAATTATATTTTTCATTTCAATTGATATTATTTGTGGATCTTTTTTGAGTACTGATTTACATATTAAATTTATTATATATGCCATTGATGAACTAATTATTAATTTAACTAATTTATTCCATTGTTTATAAATGTACCCATAAATTTTTTTAAGATATTGTAATTTCAATATCATATTTAGTATTAGGGGATGAGTGGTGATAATTAATGAATAATAAATATAATTTGAATAATTTCCCCATAATAATAGGTATAAAATATACTCAAATATAGTTATAATACCATAATATATATATCTATCAATAATATTATAATCACTATTTCCAATAGCTACTTCTTGAAAAGGAATGAGTACATTTAATATACCATAACTCAACATACGAACATATCTATTTTCACTATAACCAAATCTATTAACTGAATTAGAAATCACATTGATTGCAGAAAATATACTATCATTTGCTATTGCATTAAACAATAATAATCCTGATCCTTTTTTAAAAGTTAGTAAAAGCACCGTTATTGCAATACCTATGTAACGAAATATATTTTTAATAATATGTTCATATATCCAAGCAATCAATGATTTAATTTTAGATTTAATATATTCTATCATGCTTCGTTATAAGATATAGAGATTTAAATAATATTTAAGTCAAATATAGTTCAATATTTTAAATGGAATTCTTTGGATATTGGGATGAAGGAGAAATAATATATATTGGATCTTCTACAGCACATTATAATGCAAAACTTAAAATATTCGAAAAAAAATTAAGTAATTGGTATCCACTGGGGGATGATTTTTTTACTATTGATCATGGCAAAAATTATTTTGCATTTTTTGAAAGATTGGGGGAAATCAATTATCAGATTTGTCTTAATAAAAATGAAGTTGTTGCCGGATTATGTGGAATATTACGGAAAATAGTAATGAATGAAAATCATAATTTTTATACCAAAGTGTGGTATTTATGTGATCTAAAGGTACTAGAAAATTATAGAAACAAACGACTCCCTGCAAAGATGGCAAAGAAAACAGCTTTATTTAGTTATTTGAAGGCACAAAGAGGTTATGCGGTTTCCATGAATCCTACTGGAACAAGAATATTAAAACTAGCTCAAAAATTTAATAAAAGTATTAAAAGTGGAGGTAATTTATTAATTTATTCATTAAATTATGGACAAATAACAAGAGTTCATAATTTATTAAAATCAGTTTGGGGGGATATAAAATATCTTTCATTGAATGGAGTAAAAGATCTGCTATTTAAGAATACCAATAAACCAATGAAAATATTGCATCTCCAACATGGATATACAAAATTGGATGGTTTTGATGAACCACTATTTGATTATACATGTATGTTATGTTGTCATGAAAATGATAAATTAGTTAATATATTGAAATCATTCAATATAACAACAAATATTAGTGCAACAATTATACACTATAATATGGATGAAAGTGATTGGAAATTTATTTTAACTAGTGATATTTAATAAGTTTAAAAATTCATTTATTTATAATTGCTATAATAAATGAATAATATAATAAATCATTTAGATGATATCAATAAAATATCCCAAAATCCATATTTCATCAATTTACCAAATCTATCTTTAGAACAATTTGTAAAAAGTCAAAAAAGTTTCATTCATGCAATAAATAATTGGAGCAAAGTATTAGCTATTTTAATTGGAAGAACAGATGATCCTAAAAATAGAATAATTTTATTAGATAATCTCAATGAAGAAAATGGTAATGGTGATTTAAGTAAAACACATGTAAACACGTTCAGAGAATTATTAAAATTATGTGATTATACTGGAGAATGTAATATTGAGCCACATATTTACATATTCAATAAATTTTTATTGGATTATGTACAAAATGGAGATTATAACATAGCAGTTGCTATATTAGGAGCAATTGAATATACTTATATCACAGTAAGTAAATTGATTTATGAATATTTATCAAAGTATATTGATGTGGAAAATAAAGAAACACATTATCATAAACATGAGATTATTGATTATAAACATGCAACTGATTTATTTAGTATAGTTGGTAATGAAAATGTGATAAAAGGTTTGGATATTGGTTATATGTTATTGTATGATCTATATGTTGAAATGGATAAATTAGTACGTTAAATTATATAAAAATAATTGGAATATATATTTATTATGCAGAATAAAATTACTGAACTGAATAACTTTTTTCATTCATCTGAAAATCGAAAAATGTTTGATTTTGAGTCATTGGTCAATACTACCAAATCTTATAAAGATGCTAAATTGAAATTTATTGAGACAAAAACTATTGATGTTGAAAAGTTAAATAAAACACGTATTATAATAAATATACCAAGATCTAATAATATGGTAATAAAGAATCTAAGAATACCCAAATTGATTCAAAATTCAATTGAAATGATATCATTAGATGTAGGAGGATTGTCAATTGATAAATTATGGAATTTATTAGAAAATAATACCGAAGATGATAGTTTATTTGATGTATTGAGATTTGTACACAAAGTTGATGATGAAACTATTATTCCTTTTGATATATTGATTAAGGATAATTATTTACCATTTTTGGAGTTGGATGATATTCGTTTTATAATTTCATTTACAAATATCCAACCATTTAAATTTGCATTGACATATGAACTATATGAAAAAGATATAGGCAATGATTTTGAATTCTTATCAAATAGTTTGTGGTTCACTGGAACTGAATCATTATCAAAATTGGAAAATACATATACTATGGCCATCATTAAAATGACCTTCATGCTACCTTGTAAATGTTTAATTATTAATACAGTTGGACACAAAGACATCATTGAAAAGATAACATTTACATTTAAAAATGAAGAAAAGAATATGGAATTAGTTCCAGAAATGAATGATTTTATAAGATATAAAAACTTCTATATCTTAAATATGGCACCATTAGAAGATGTGTCAAATATTGGGTTGAATTTTATGAATATTGATAAAGAATTTTTGAAGATTGATTTAAAATGTCCAATCAAAACTGATTTAATATATGTAGGAATCGTATCTTATCCCATTTCTTTGAAAGGTGGTAAGTATATTCCATTAAATTAAAATCTATTTTTTGATAACTTTTGCGACTATTACTTCCGAATAAAAGTGCGATTTATCTATTATCCCTATATCCAATATTTCAAACTTATTTTGTAATATATCTTTTAATAGAATATCACTATTTAATCGTCTCATTATTACTATCCCATTAGGTTTTAAACATCTATATATTTCTTTTATTAGATTACTTAATATTTTACCATTCATCCAATCAGATATATTTGAAGTCTGTATAAAATCATAGGTTTCAGATTTACTCGACATTAAATATCCTAATATATTATCCGCAATATACTCCATCTTATGATGATTTTTAATGATATTGTCTATATTGTTCAAATATGGAGGTAAGTCAGTAGTATATTTATTGTTAATAATTTGATTATAAAAATAATTATTTTCAGGAGTGTATTTAGTTTTATATATCTTAAATACTTCATTAAAATGATCATTAAAGTTTCTATTTAATGAATTCGCAACAGCATTTTCTCCAAAAATATTAACCAAAACTTTTCTATCAAATACCTTATCAAAATCAAAATTTGATTCCACTAATGAAGCAAATAGTGTCTCAAATTTACCTATTTTATTAATCCCTTTACATAATAATTCAATATGTTTATTCCAATAATTTCTCGCATTTTCACTCATATTGTTTCTTACCGCAAAGTATATATTTAATATATCAATTGGTTCATAATTTCCTTCGATAAAATTAATTATCTTATCTTTATCGTTTAAATAAATGCAAATCTGTGTTTTTAATTCCACAAAATATAATTGTTCCGGATTAATATCTATTACATCGATATGATCTATATTGTTACTCAGTATCGATAAAAGTGTACATCCACCCGAACAAACAACTAATCCATTTAATTTATCACTTTTTTTTAAATACTTTTTAATCGCAATCATCTCTATACGAGGATCTTCTCTAACTTGTGAGAATAATATATTATGCATCTACTATATATAATATATATTTCTTTAAATGTGGTTTAGTTAATAACTTCAACCTCCTTTTCCTCAAACTTATCTTTCAAGCATTGCAACATTTGAGTATGAACTACTTTAGCTTCAGCTGCTTGTTCAAAACCATAAGCTCCAGCTCGACACCCTTTCTCCAATCCTAATAAAATGTTGTTCAATTTTTGTTCCAAATTCTGTTTGTTAAAATCAGCAGCAACTGGTTTATTACTAATAACGAACTGTTCTAAAAAACTCTTTAAACTTTCAAAACTTTGTAATAAAATAAACGCATCATCTAAATTATATGCTCCTTTTTGGCAAGCAATATTGATGTATGCTACTAGTTTAGTATACGTATTTACTGGATTTTGTTGTTGGCTCATATATAAAAAACCTTAATATTTTTTAAATTATTTCCGAACGAATTATTTTTGAATATTCGGAACCCAATGAATATATCGAGGTTTATTTTTTGTTCCACCCAATATTTCCTTCTTAACTGCATTACCCAATGAATCAGTTTTTTGATTATAAACTATATATGGATGATTGGGATTTTGATAATGAATCAACGACATTTTTTTACATTCATCGTATAATTCCTGTAAGTTAGGTATATCTTTTACACAAGTAAATGGATTTATTTTTACGCTATATAATATTTCCGCTCTTAAATAGTTACCTATACCAGATATAACTTTTTGATCTACTAGAGCGATACCAATCTTTTGTTTATTTTTTTTTAATAATTGAGTTTTGAATATATCAAAAGTTGTTGGAGGGTCCATTATATCATAACCAATTTTTGATAATTTATTCATTAGTTCATCGGTACTTTTAACAAATTGGAGAGTACCGTTGCTAATTTTATCATTAAAAACCAATGTTCCATCATTAGTTAGAAACTCAATATTACCTTTGGTATTAAATGACCATCCACCCATCAATCCTAGTGTTACAAATAAAATAAATCCATTCGTGAATTCAATATACATGAATTTACCTTTGACACCTATATTTTTAATTTTTGTCGGTAAATGTTTAATAAATTCATCGTGTTTTATAAAAGTTTCTGGTTTTTTCTTATATCTACCACTAATTATATTTAAACCAATTATATCTTTATTCATCGTTTGCTGTAAGATAAAATCAGCAAAAATTCTAACTTCCGGACCTTCTGGCATTATAAAGTAATTATATATTTTTTCCTTTATATATATGTTTATTTTCCTCATAATCCTTCAATTTCATCTTACCAAATTTGTGCATTTTACCTCTTAAAATATTACACAATTCTGGCTCTGTATGTGGATATTTCAATTTGTACATCTTAATTTTCTCATCGTCTGAAGTTACTTTATGGGTAAAATCGGAGAACTTAAATTTTTCTTTAATACCATTATCAAACTCTATATCGAATTCATAATTTGGATATTTCTTCATGAAACTAACCAGGTCCAATGCTGGTTTAAATTTAAGGATCACATGAGGATGTAATCCATATAGATTTCTCTTGGATGAAAAGGTAATTAGGATGTTGATATCCTGCATATATGTATGTAATAATTGGATGGTTGATGGTTAATAATTATCAATTTTTTGCTTTTATTCATTTATTGTGGTTTCAGCTTTACAATTATTACAACATTGAATTATCAATTTATTTCTTTTAATCAAATAAACCTTTGGCACCTTGCAATTTTTACATATTATATATGTCATCAAATAATTCTTAATCACCTTTTGAATCCCCTCTTGCCTAAATCTACCATCTATCAACATCTGATTTCTCGCATTAATACTACCCGTTGTATTTAATTCACTCAATATATAATTATACAGATGAGTTCTAATATCTATTTTTTGATCATTATCTATTGGACTCATGTCTATAGTAGTATATAAATATTCAAAATTATTGATAACTGTTTTTTTGTTCATAGCATCTACTTTTGCAGAATCAATTTTCATAATAAATTTATCATCAGTTTTGAATTTAATATTTTGCAGTAAAACATTATAATCATAGACATATTTATTCGGAGTATATATTCTTTCATATATTATTTTCGTGTTTTTAGGTTTGAATTCATTTAATTTAGTATGATACTCTGGTGTTAATTCTAATTCCACTTCATCGCCTCCTGTTACTGTACCATAACACGATAATTTCCAGTTACTACTTTTTGTTTTTCTGAAAATAGCTACTTTCGATAAATTGATTGTGATACATACTGGCATGCTTAACTTGAGTGTTACTATTCGTGTAATATTATTTTCGATTTCGTTTTTTTCAATATTAGTAACTGTACATTCGATAGTCATACCATTTATACATAGAATAGCATTTTCATTTTCTTTAACCTTACTTATTTTCTCTCGTGGAAAATATCGATAACTAACAATTATTTTATCATACACTCCTGGTAAAGTTCCAATATGTCCTATAACATGTCCAGTCATTTTATTTTCACGGGTAAACATTGGATCTATCATTGTACAAACCCCTATTAATCCACCTGGAACAGCTAGATTTAATTTTTGAGTATCGGATTGTAATGATTTTATTTTACTTATTAAAGGCCGACATTTGAATCCATTTTCAGTTCTAGTAATTATTCCAGGACGAATTTCAATATAATCATCTAAATGAAAGATGCCTTGTCTTAACGAACCTCCAACAACGCCACCTTGCAATACATCAATTTCTTCTCCAGGTTTATTGATATCAAATGAACGGATAATAATCATTTGAGCTGGTTTTTCATAATCATGTATTGGGTCGGGTATGTCATCAATAATATACCTTAGAATTGCTTGTATATTAATACCATTTTGAACCGATGTTGGAATTATTAGTGATTTTTCTGCAATTGATCCTTTTAAGAATTCATTTATTTTATTTAAATTTATCATGCATTCCTCTTGTGTAACTAAATCTAATTTATTTTGTAATACCAATATATTTGCAACGTCTGTATTTGATATTGCCAATAAATGTTCATAGGTTTGAGGTTCTGGTATTATTTTATCGTTTCCAGCAATTACTAACATCGCTGCGTCCATAACTGTAGTTCCGGTTATCATTGTAGACATATATGATTCGTGTCCAGGACAATCTACAAAACTGATATGCTTAATTAATTCCATCGGTTTTCCCGTATTTGGATTAATCATTTCATTAGTAGTTGTATTAGTTGCACAAACATATCCAGTCTCTGGACATCTAAATACCTTAGCATTTGCATATCCTATATTAATTGTTAAATTCTTTTCCACCTCTTTAGAATGTTTCTGGGTTCGAATATTAGTTATAGATCTTACTAGACTAGATTTACCATGACTGACACTTCCAATCGTTCCAATATTTACTGTAGGTTGATTTTTTATAATATCTCTATAGCTTATAACTATAGTTTCTGCCATATATTCATTTATATAGATGATGCATATAATCTATTGGTTTTTCAATATTTTAAGAAAATGTTGAAAAATAAATTTATTATAAAATTAACATATCCTATACTATAAAATGGATTACCTCAAAAGTCGCAAAGATCTCCGTGATAATGATATAGTAAATAAATGGAAACTTATTCTAAGATCAAGTGAAATCGATTGTGGAGTTCAATATTGTGCTAATGTAATAAATCAAAGGTTTAAAAATGATGAGGTGATATTGGTTTGTATTCTTAAAGGTGCAGTTTTCTTCCATGTAGATTTATCAAGATATCTAACCATTCCACATACTCATTATTTCATTGAAGCCAGTTCATATCATAATAAACAGACTCAAAGTGAAACTCTTGAAATATTGAGTAAAATTGTACCATCTAAATTTGAGAATCGTAAAGTGATTCTATTAGATGAACTGTTTGATAGTGGTAATACTCTATACAAACTTAAACATGTAATTCATGAAACCGCTAAAGTTAAATTAGAAGATATTTTCACATGTACCCTTTTCATTAAAAATAGAAAAACTGAACATCCACAACCAGATATATTTGGTTTATATGTTCCAGATGTTTGGTTAGTTGGATATGGATTAGATGATCAAAGTGAAAAGAGAAATTGGATACATTTGTATGGATGTCCAAAAGTAGATGGAATAAAGGAAACAGAAGATGATAGTATTTTTAAGGATGAAACAATGTATATTAAGATGAGGGAAAAGATTGAAATAAATATACATTGTTTAGTTTCTTTATATGTTATATAAATGAATGATGTTATTGCTACAGGAGTTTGTTTAAGTACAGGGTTTATTATTGGTAAAATAATATATCATCAAAATAACAATTCCCATAAAAAATATAATGATTTAGCAAATGTATCAACTACAGTGATATCAGTATTATTAGGATCATTAGTATCCTTATCAATGTTATTTACATATAGCATCGTTCTTAGATAGATTCATTTTCTTTATTTGCCTTATCAATTAGTTCATTTAATTTATTAATATTATTGTTTAATATTTTTAGATCACTGTGTAATGCTTCAAATGATTTCTTAATATAATAAAAACAAAAAAAATATGTTAAACTTATACAAAAATGTAAAAATAATGATAGATCACCAGTGAATTCTTTTTGCATTTATTTGTTATAGTTAGTAAATGCATTAGAAAGATAGAAAGTCAATATTAAAAAAGGTCAATTTTTTACACTAACAATTATTCTATAGATTTCATCCAACTTATCCAAATTTTGACATTGGATGTTATTTTTTCGTATGGTTATACTCTTCTCATAATCATTAGATAAGTATATTATTGTTTCTATTATTTCGAAAAATCCAATATTATCATCAAACTTTTCGGATCCTTCTTCAAACAATGAATCTGAATACATTTTATATAGTGAATCAATATCATTGATTGATATATTAGTTTTGATATTTTTTATGTTTTTAGTATAATGATTATCTAATTCTGGTATTTTATGACCTATAGGACTATAGATATATAGCTTTACAAATGATGGATATTTAGTGTTATTCTTTTTCTCACTATTCCGAATTACACGTAAAACTGTCAAAATATCGTGTTTTTTCATTATTTAAATTGATAGATTATTTTTTCAATATTTTAACTGAATTTAATAAAAATCTAATATATTTTTATATATGACTACTGATCCAAAAAAATATAATCCTTACTATGTAGTAACTTGGAGTAAATTATCATTAGTTGCAACATTTGGATCATTTCTAACATCTATAATTGGAGATACTATTTTTGGCCATATAACAAAAGGTAGTGATTCGTTTGGAAAATATATTAAGATTACTGTAGATTATCAGAAATTACAGAATAAAACAAGTGAATTGATTCAAGGAGATCCAGAACCAACTTTAGAAGCACCTAAACCATTGTCTGGTGGATGTAATTGTCAATCTGGAGGTGAATATTGTGTTCTTCATGGAGGTAGTTCAATGAATGATACGAAAGAGGTTTTAAATAATACCCCTTTAATGAATGATAAAAAAGAGGTTACACATGATAAGGCAGATTATTCTTTAATGATTTATCAAAAAGAGTGGGAAAAAAATAGAATCTTTAGAATAATATATGAAAGTGAAAAGACGATAAATAATATTAAAGAAAGTAAAATATGTGGTAATAAATTCATGTTAACAGTTGATAAAAAGGCAGCTAAATTACCCAAAGAAGATGAATTACATGGTGTAAATCCATTAACTCCTTGTGATCAATTCAGAGATAAATTTATGCAAGCAATATCAAAAGCTTTTATACTAGCATTAACTGCTATCGTAAAAATAGGCAGTATATTTGATATTCTCATTAAAAAAGCTACAAGCAGTAAAAAAGGTGGAGCTAAACTATATCCAATTAATTATGAAGATTATTCATCATAAATATCGCTGTAATTATTTGATGCGTAATAATTTGTTACATATAATATTTTGAATTATATATGACTGATTATATTAAATCAATTAATTTTTCTCCTGAAGATTATTCAATAAATTTAATAATTGGATCTCCTAGATCAGGTAAAACATCTTTGATAAAAAATTTATTAAATAAAAAAATGGATAAAAAAAGTAATATTTTCCTATTTAGTTCCATTGAGAAAAAGACAAATGAATATATTGATTTAATTCCATTTATTTCTGTATATGATAGTAATTCATTAAATGATAGTCTATTGGAGATACAAAAAAAACTTGCTGAAGATAAACATACATTCTTAATATTCGACGATTTCGTTGATGGATTGAATAGTTTGATGAAACACGAAATTTTCAATAATCTATATTTTGAATATAAAAAAAATAAAGTTACAATGTATATAACATGCGAAGTTCCTCTCACTTTGCGTCCATCTTATAGAAGTATAGTTGATTATGTACTATTATTATCATATGAGGATAATGATAATAAGATTAAACGGTTGTATGATTTATATGGTACATATTTTGATTGTTATTCTAGTTTCAAGAGGATATATGCAGCTACCTGTAGAGAATGGAACTATTTAATAATAGATTGTAAAACGAAGAATAATGAGAAAATATTTTATAGCGTGATAGAGAAAAATATTGAGAATAATTTGATAAATACAAATGATGATGAAGATGATACTATAAATCGTTTAAATGAAATCATATATGCATTTGAAAAACTTAAAAATGAAATATACAACAAAATCGTTCGGAAGTAAAAAATTATTTAGATTGTATTTTTAATGAAGAATAATAAAGTGCCACATATGAAACACACATTAAATACAGTTAAAAGGGGAAATACATATGTTATGGTTCCCATGAAAGCGGAGGGGTTTATACCGAATGCTGCAAGTATGAGTAATATTAATGCTGCAATAGTTATTAGTGGTGAAACAATAAATAAAATTATAAATTTTTATAAATCAATTTTAAATGAACCATCAGATAAAACGTGTAATTGTATATTTACTAGGAATGATAAATTAAAAGTTGATTTTGCGGATATTCCTAAAAACAATATATATGTCAGTGGAAATTTTAATTCTTTCGATGAAATTTTTAAGAAACTATTAATCAGTAGTAAAGAATATAAATATAATATAATCGTCGATAATTTTTCAACTAACACTATCTTTTTAAATAAGAATTTTAATGATTTAGTCGATTGTTCTAATATAACGCCCAATTTTAGAATTTTTATTTCGATAACAAATGAAGATTTTCTACAAAATTTATCTCAATCTATTAATTATTTTATCTTTCTATCTAATTTCAATACATCTTTTATCAAAAAAATATGGTATAATTATGGAATGTTTATTAAGAATTTTGATGAATTTAAAAATATTATTGAATATAATGCTTCTCAAGGGCATTATATAGTATTGGATATTAAAAATCAATCCGAAAATAAGAGTGATAAATTATTTAAGGGAGATATAGAAAGTGTAGATAGGTTTGCTAAATGTTTAGAGATAGGGGAAGTACCAGATGAGCCTGTTGTTATAGAAAATACTGGAATAAATAAAATACATGAAAGATTAATTCAATTTACGAAGGATAGAGAAAATTATGCAATGAGTAAACTAACTTTACTTGAAAGAAATATTATTGAGGAGCAAAATAAAAAAAAAGTAGATATACCTCTAATTCAATTTGATGATGATATTCCTGAACCTGAACCGGCACCACAAAATATTCTTAAAGTAATAAAACCGGATAAAGTAATAAAACCAGATATAGCTATAAAATTAGATGATGATACGGATGAAATTACGAAACAAATAGATGAAGTAATAAAAATGTGTCATAAATTGAAAACAGATTATATTAGGAAGAGGCGGGAATTTAGAAAGAAATAAATATTGGTATATATTAATGGATTCATTATATGACGTTAAATATATTGAAAGAATAGTTATTGGAAATAATGATACATCACATTTGAAATCAGATGATGAAATAAAATTAGATATGGATAAATTAAATGAATATTTAAAGAAGGGTGGTAAAATAATAGGTCAAGAGAAGAATTTTAATATATATCAAATTGGAGAACATCAAATTGTTTTACAATATATAGTATATCATATAGGTTCTAAAAGAAAGTTAAGTTAATCTTTCTGTCCATTTTTTAACATTGAATAAGTTTGAAACGCTTGCTCTTTCCCGATCTCCGGTATCATTTAACTTAATTTTCAAAACATGTGCAATTAATTGTGAACAATCTAGAACTACTAATTTATCACATTCCTTTTGATTTTCATCTTGAGGAAGTGTATTAACAACAATTACTTTAATGATTGCATTACACTCATTAATGTTCTTGAGTGCCTTTCCAGTGAATAAACCATGAGTTGCAGCAAGCACTACATTCTTAGCACCATAATCATTAACTAATACTCGTGCAGTTTCAATCATAGTTCCTCCAGAATCAATCATATCGTCGGGTAGAATTACAGTTTTTCCACTAACCATTTCTTTGTCACCACAAAACTTAATCTTTCCAACTTTTCCAGCTTCGGGGCGAGTCTTGGTGCATACAAAACCATCCATATTATATGCTTCTGCCCATGCTTTGGTTCTTTTTTCTCCTCCAGCATCAGGAGAACAGAATGCAAAGTTTTGCTGGATTTCTTTAAGACTCAATCCTTTAAAAAGATTATTATCTAAATAATCGATGAATAGATTGATAGCATATAAATTGTCGAATACAGCATGAGATGTAAATCCAACCTCTTGTCCGGCATGAAGATCTAGTGTAATAATACGAACAAGTTTACCTGATCCTGCTTTTTCAAGCATATCACATACTAGGCGAGCTGCAATAGCACTACGCTCTTTTTGTTCACGTTTATCTGATCTACTGTATGGTAGGAAAGGGATAATAGCTGTTATTTCTTCTCCTCCGGATAGTACCACTGCTCGAAACATTTGAGATAATTCCATTAAATAATCATCGACCCCGCGCATTGTTGATATTAATTCTAGAATTTTAGTGGTATCGCCTCCTGATTTTGCTATTTTTTCAGCTAATCTAACTTGATTAACGAATCCTCCCGTCTGAACAATAAATACTTTGCGATTACGTTGAGTCGATTTATAACGAATATTTGTCTCAGAATTTGCGAATTTTCTCAATTCCACATTATCAAGTTCTGTACCAAGATTATTCGCAATAGCTTTCGCTAATTCAGGATGCGAAGAGCCACTTGCAATAGTTACCATACGTAGATTTTTTGTTAGTTCATCATCCTTTTCAGCATCGAGCTTTGCTTGAAAATCAGCAATAGCTTTTTGGACAGCTTGATCAATTAAAAGTTGGATGTTTTCAGCCATATAATAAATGAATTAAAAAGTAATTGGTATAAAGAAATTATTTCAATTTTTTGGTGAAATCGATTGAAATGAGATGAGACAAAAAATGTAGCTATGAATATAGATCAATTTTTTGGTGAAATCGATTGAAATGAGATGAGACAAAAAATGTAGCTATGAATATAGATCAATTTTTTGTTATAATAAATAAATTTAGTTATTTAAATAAGGGGGAATTGTAATCCGTGACTAATATATTTAAATTGTCCTGCAGGCAATGCAGAACCAACCTCCTTCCATTTTTGTACTAAAGTTTGCAATTGCTGTCTTGCCTTGAAAAGAACTGTGTCAGGATTATCTAGTTGCATGTCCATAAATATGCGCTCGTCAAGTGCAAAATAATATTCATCAATTACTTTTTCATCAATACAAGCTTGGAAAACTGTTTTAATTACATGCATAGGATTTTGCGTATATGATACCTTTAGTGCGAAGAGAGCATCAAGGAGTGTTTTCTTATCCAATGCAACGAAAACTTGAACAATGCGCTTGGCTTCATCTAGGTCCTTAACCTTCAAGAGCATATCCTTCATACTGGTCTTTTGCTCGGGAACTGCAGGCTTTTGAACCGCAGGGACAACAACTGGCTTTGGCAATTGTTGAACAACTGGAGCTACTGGAGCTGGAGTATCAGGGATGATCAACTTGGGAGGAGCAGGAACAGGCTTGTCATATACTGCAATAACAACTTCTTGCATTCTTTCATCCATTCCCTTAATTTCAGTTTGTCCACTAGGTAGTAGAGTTTCAGTTACCTTGTAAAATGACTCGGCTACTTTCATGGGTTGTTCGTTCTCTACGAAAGTTACATACACATCAGAGTAATCTCTTCCTAATGGGTGAATTTCATAAAAAGGGTAGTTAGTTGGCTTAGACATGGTTTAAATATATAAAACAATACCTTCTAAGATGTTTTTTATTCAATTTTTTCTTAAATTCAATTTTTTCTTAAAAAAGTCAATTTTTCGCTATATTTATAGTAATACAGTAATCTTCACATCAGGCAATACTTCTTTTACCAAACCCCGTAATCCTTCTACATCCCGCAATACACATACTCCTACTACTTCAGCTCCCCTACTTTTTATCATTTCAATAGCTGCTTTGACACTTCCACCAGTTGCAATCAAATCATCAATTACTAATACTTTATCATCCGGATTTACAGCATAAGAGTGCATTTCCACTTTATCTTTTCCATATTCCTTTTCATATTCTTTTTCTACAATATCATCCGCATTTTTCCTTGCAAGTTTACCAGCTTTACGAATTGGCAATAAACTTGCTCCTAAAAGATAAGCTAGTACTGGAGCAAACATAAAGCCACGTGCTTCTAATCCAGCTACACATGTTATATCTTGATCCTTATATTGCTCATACATTAAATCAATTACATCTTTAAATGTATTCTTATTATAAAGAACTGACATCATATCTTTGAATAGTACACCTTTACTGGGATAATCTTCGAAATATCGATATTCCTTAAGAATAAATAATTTGCGGAATGCTTTTTTTAAACCATCTTTAATTTGATCCAAACGATTACTACCTCTCATTGCCATCCAATTCTTGGAATCAATCGCAGGATTTTCTTTATGCATAAAATCACCAACACTTACCGAGTATCCAGGGACACTAGGATGGGGCGTTGTTCCTTTAACCATATCAGTATATTTTTGATTATATGGAAATTCAAATGATTTCTCTTCTACAGATTCATTATTGAATTCGATATATACATTACAAACATCAGTACTGCTATTAGTGTTAATACTGTTCTCAACTGCTATATACCAATCAAAATATGGTAGTCGTGTTTTTGTTTCTCTAACTCTAAGTTTGGCGGCTATCATACCTCCTTCATCCACTGGTTGAGTTGGTAATTTTAAATGGTCTACATTAAAAGTACTTAATGCAACATTAATTTTAGATTGATCAAAAAACTGTTTTAAAGCTTCATGTTTGATACCACTAGTTGAAGTTAGAACTGCAGAATACATTATATAATTGTAAATATTATAGAATGTATAGAGAAAAATAATCAATTTTTTTGCTTTTATGTAATAATTGCAAAAAAATTACCCTCGATGTGGTCAATTTTTTTGCTTTTATGTAATAATTGCAAAAAAATTACCCTCGATGTGGTCAATTTTTTTGCTTTTATGTAATAATTGCAGCATTGCTTTTATTGCATCAGTGTCGATTCATGAAGATTCTCCGCAAACTTCTTACTAGGATTAACGATTAACCGTTTTTCTTTTAGTTTATTATATGCTTCATCTACTGTCATATTATATTTTTTAATTAAATAATGCATAACTATAGAAGCAGATCTACTGGCTCCCATATAACAATGGATGAGTATTTTTTTATCTTTATTTTCTTCAATGTAATTATATGCATCATCTAAGTATTGTGATATATCTTCTTGATTGTTATCATATATTTTGTATGTCTTATATATAAAGTTATTGGGAAAATATTCAGATATTTCAGTAGTTATATTCATTATTACTTCGATACCCAGATTTTTCAATGTTGAATAACACGCAGCATTATATGCACTACCAATATAGATATTATCTATTACATGAGTTGGACTTGCTAAGAAAGTGGTTATTTGAGTCCAATAGCTTGGGGATGTGCCTACTCGTTCTGTAGTAGATGTTTGTTTTGTATTTGATAAATAATCGTATGTTTTATCTAGGGCAACTCTATAGAATGCCATTAAGGAACTAGCTGAATTATACATGGTAGTATTATAGTAATAATATATAAAATTTAGTTAATAAAAAAATCAAATTTTTCATAATAAGTGTGAAATCCTTGCCTGAATAAATTTACAATCCTTTATCATCTTCTCCCATTTATCATCTGGAACTCCACCCTTCATTCCTAATTCTAATATATCCTGCCACTCTTGTAGTTTATGAATATCTACAATGGTGTGAACTATAAAATCTGTTGTTTCTAAAACTAAATCTTGTAATGTATTCATTAGATATGCGTTTGCTGTCTTGCTATTTCGAGTAGTTAATTTCATCTCAAAATCCTGTATTCCTCTGAAAACTTTATATAATTCCATATTTTTAACATTATTAGGATCAAATGGAGTTATCTTTAAAGGATCATAGTTTGTAGGAATTGATGGTTGAGTTGGCGTTTTGTTATCTTTCAGTTTTTTATAAATCATATCTTCTAGATCCGTCAAAGATATTCCTGGTTGGACAATAACCTTATTTTTCATCGCAAGTTGAATTAATTTGAATTTAGACACTACACCCTTATCATCTAGGATGGAGGCATATTCCGCTGGAAATTCGTCTTTTAGCATATTTTTAGTTTATATATTCTTTGTTTTGAATCAATATATAAATCAATTTTTTTGCTTTTACGAAGGCAGCATTGCTTTTATGTAATAAGTGTAGCGTTCCTCTATTTAAGTGATAATGCAAATCCAGGACTTTGTAATGTACCAAAATGCTCCACTGGGCTACCTGAAGAAAAAGCTATGTAAAGTAAAACAATTAATATAATCAATATTATTACACCTATAACGATGCCTATAATTGTTAAATTAGATAATGCCATATATATTATAATAGATAATATATATAATCATTTACTTATCGATTGTTGATGCAATAACCCAAAAATCAGATGCTAAATTTGGATCACACATATATTTATAAGGTAAATAAAAATATCCGTGTTCTGGATATACTGAAGAACCCCATGAATTCCTAACCAAAAAACATTGCTTACTATCAGATGCACCAACACAACATAGAGCATGGCCACCTAGACATTGTTCAGTTGGTGCTGGCAATGGAACCATACCAGTTTCCATAGTTGAATCACTTTCAAATGATTCATAAATTTGAGCACCAAAAACAAAAGGAAGTCCGTTAATTAAACATTGTTTCAATTGTGCTAAATTTTGTTGGATAGGTCTATATTCCTTCGATTTATGGTTTTGTGCTTCTTGATAACAATTTGCTGGCGGTTTAACCGCAAATTGTGCAGTATCATATGGCCAATCTGTCTCTGGACATACACCAATTGTATTTACTACCTTAATACCATCATGAATCATGGCACCTGCATCTTCAGAAACTGTACCCTCCATATCACGTTCATTATAATAAATGAATAATCTAGACGGCTGGAAAACACTCTTCTCCTTTTCCTTAATTTCATCAATCTCATATGCTGCAGAAATTGCATTTGCTGTACATGATCCTAGTTCACCTTGATCATACACTGGTGGACAAAATGGACGTAAATCAACTTCACTTACTGTTTTATTATGAAGTGTTATATTAAATATATGATGATCTGTAGCTGGAGTTGGTGATTTCTTCCAACCATATGATCGTTGTTTACCATTTATAGTTCGCTTATTATTACTCATTATAGTAACCTATATTACTATTTTTTTAAGTATTGTATTTTATAGGGTATTTGCAGTAATTACCTATATGTTTATTTAAGTTTAAATCTTTAAGGTTTTCATTACATTTTATATCAATCTTTATTTCCTTTGAAAATAACTTAATAAGGTCATTACTATAAACTTGTTTATAAATAAATATCTCGTCCACATAAGTTGAATCAATTAACTTTCTAATATTAGATTGAGCATTCTCATATATATCCTTAATTATTTCTAGATTTGGTAATCTTCCAATCTCAACAGCTCTCTTAATTGCAACCTGCTGTAAATCAAGAACATCATTTACATATGGATATATAATAGTTATCTTATATCCTCTATTTTTAGCATTAAGTATAATATTTGTTAATAGCCAATCTACGCTAGATGAAGTTCCGCCAGTTGTTTCAAATATTATATCAAGTTCATATTCCAAACATATATTTAATATTGTATTATTTATTTTATTTGCATAAGATCGATATTTCATGTAAGGGGATTCTTTGGCAATATTATTGAGATGATTTATTACTTGATCATTTTTTAATAAACTTTTATCGGAAATAACTTGTTGAACAATCTTATCTGTTTTTAATTTTTCTTTAATTATTTGAATTTCATTTTTATATTCATCAAAAGATTCTACAACATCATCAACAATTATTTTAACATAATTGTTTCCAGAACCAATAAGTTTTTTCAAATATATAGATTTACCGGATGCAGGTGGACCGTAAGTAATTATTAAATTAGGTATATTTTTTGGATTATTTTTCTTATAATCAAATGCTGGTTTAATTGCTGTAATATTTTTTATTAAATAATTAAACTCATCCATATATATTCAGGTTATAAAATAATTATAATATATATGGTTTTACACCTTTTTTTCTACAATATTCTAATATATTTATTGCATCCTTATTATATGCTATTTGAGCTGTACTTCTACTAATACGTCCAAATTTACTATGAATATACATAAACATTTTCAAATCATCTTTCTCTATAGCATAGTCGGAATTCAATTCATATATTGAAATTATTGCTTTTTGAAGCAAATATTGAAGTAATTTAATTGAACCAGATCGTATTGCAAATTCAGCAACATTTTTAGATTCGCTTATAGTGTTAGTGTATATAAAATCAATCAATGGAATATTTTCGGATGCATAATAACAAGCTACTTCAAATGAACTATTAATCGTTCCGTATTTATTTGGTAATAATTCGTATTTTTCATCAAATATATAAAAATTAACTGTTTTTTCGATTGACACATTATTCTCATATAAATATTTTATTCCATCCAAATCACTTTTTCTGATTAGATCATCTATTATTTTGTTTTTATATTTTCTTTTATTTACATCATTTTTTGATGGGATTGATTTAAATAATTTAGATGACTGTAATATACTTCCAAAGGATGGATTATCTAAATAACATATTATTTGATCTAGAAGCTCAGTTGGTAATTGGTCAAGCATAATATTTTCATTATATGTGATTGATAAAATAATTTAAAATCAATTTTTCATTGCCATAGATAAAATAAAATCATTAAAATAATAAACATTATTAATAGTTCTATGCTATTTTGTCTAATATCCTTTATCAAATAATACTCTCCATCCTTATACCCCTTCTTTCTATAATAATCCCTAACACCAACACCTGCAATTACAGCTATCTTTTTAAATCCATTCTCCCTTGCGATATCCTCCGCTTCCTGTAGTAATTTTTTACCGAATCCATAATGTTGAGCCGATCCGTTTTTAGTACCAACAGGATTCATTTTGCCATAAACATGTAATTCACGAATTAAAGCACAATTCTCTAATTCTTTAATAGCTTTTCCTCCTGGAGTTGAAGTTAATCTTAATCTCAAGAATCCATATATTATAGATCTGTCTTTATTTTCATAACTTAAGAATATTTCTTTTCCATCACTGGCTCTATAATCTCTTCTAACCATTTCAACCAATGATAAGTCGGTTTTTCTATCTTTAACCTCTCTACATCGAATACATTCACATTTTAGTCCTCTTTTTTTCATTTCATCTGAAACTATTTGTCCTAAGTTAGTTTTATTACTACCAGCTAATATATTGTGAACTGGTATATCTCTTTGAATTCTTTCATTTCTTATCCAAGGATGAACTCTTCTATTAAAATCAATAATTAATTCAATCAATGGATTACAGTATGTGGTTTTTCCATTAATAGTAAAGTCCATTGATTTCATAGCATATGGTTCATATTCCCCTTTATCATACCATTCCTTAATTTTTGTATATGGAGTTACAGCTGTAGGATATATTTTCAAATAATCAATCTGTAAATCTTCATCATATAATATGTCATTAAACATTTCCAAATCTTTATACGGATCACTTCCCGGTAAATCAGGCATCAAATGAATAGCAATTTTGAATCCAGTATCTTTCAACATTTTAATAGCTTTCTTTACCTTCTTAGTTGTACATTGTCGATTAACTTTCTTTAATATTTCATCATTCGTATGTTGTACTCCTAATTGAATTCTTGTTACTCCTCTTCGTCGTAAATCTCTAATTAATTGCCGAGTTACACAATCAGGGCGTGTTTCAATAGATAGACCTGCAACCCGTACTTTTGCAGTTTCATTTAATTTTATCTCCTCTTGAAGTGATAATGGTACGCGAGTATCTGAGAATAATGTATTGAAAGCATAAAATATATCTCGATGCATTTTCTCTAAATAGTATGGTGGATATGAATTATAAGTCCCACCCTCTACAATGACTTCTGCTTTATCTATGGATAATCCATTAACTTCATACTGTAATTTTCTGTTTTGAATTTGTTTAACGATATCCCAACCATTTTCCAAACCTCGTTTGACTGCTGGTTCGTCGGGTATATAACTTCTGGCAATTAGTGGATTTTCCCAATTTGGACAGTAATAACAATCCCATTTACAAGTAAAATTTTGTCGGAGTTCTCCTGTATCTGGATTGATTTTTGTTTCATCAACTTTTTCACCCTTTTTAAAATCAGGAAGAAATTCGCCGGTTTCGGGATTAGGTGACATAACAACAGTGAAAACCATTACACCAGAATTCTCTCTGACTTTAAAAGACCGAACGTTTTGTTCAAATTCATTAGATAATTCAATTTCTGAATTATTTTTCATCAAATTATATGTGTAAATCAAATCTCTTCGGGCGAAAGATATTTTATATTTTTTAACCATTGATCGAGTAAATTGATCGAGATCAGTTATCTCATTTTGTTGATATCCATTAATTAACTCTTGTACGATTAATTTTAATTTTGGTATATTTTCGGGCTGTTTTAGGGGTGTCGGGATGCATGTCTTGCAATTTGACATGGTTTATGGAAGTATTATTAGGATGTATAATCGGATAATAAATCAATTTTTTTTTAATTGATAACCCTTGTGGTAAATCAATTTTTTTTAATTGATGACCCTTGTGGTAAATCAATTTTTTTAATTGATGAATCAATTTTTCAATGATGTTTTTTAGTCAAATATTCATAATCCTTAGAAGAGTCACAATCTTTAATTATTTTTACTAACTGAAAAGTTTCTTTATCAAATAGATCATGGATCATTCTAATTTTATAACAAATATTACTTTCTTTATCGTATCCCCAAAAACTTAAATTTTCTTTAATTTTATCGTGATGAAGCATCTTATTTAACATTGGATTTGGCATTTATTTTATATTGTTGTATTATTGCAAAATGATGATTATATCAATTTTTTATTTATAAAAAATTACCCTTAGTGGTCAATTTTTTATTTATAAAAAATTACCCTTAGTGGTCAATTTTTTATTTATAAAAAATTACCCTTAGTGGTGCGATATTCATCGCAGCGCAATCTATTTATGATTGCGATCAATTTTTTATAGAGGAAATGGTATAAGTGTTTTCGTGTCCATATCTGTTTCCATATCTATTAACATTTTATTCGAGTCCATATCAAATATACAAAATTTTTCTCCTTGGTATAAATTTGTAGTATTTCCAGAACAATATATCAATTTGCCTCTTCTACAAATAGGAATCATTAAACATAGTGGATGTTGTGGAGGGATAGATTGATTTATTTTATTCAAAATAAGTTTATATTCATCATTTGATATTTTTTCTGTTCCATAATATACATGGTCAATTAATTTTCGACGATGTATTCCTCCATATTTTACCATATCATTTGAAATTACTATATTATTCTTTATTTGGGATAAATATTCTTCATTAGGTGGTAAATCAATTAGCAATAATACTTTCCTTAGATAATTCTTGAAATGTTCTTTAATAACAGGATACGATACAAAAATATGATTTAAGTTAATTTTATTATCTTTTATAAGTAGGTAAGAATTGCCTAATTTAATTTCATTATCTTTTATTTTATCATCTAAATATCCTTTAATTTCAGCAATTATCTTCTTATCATTTATATGATAACCATCTCGAAAAAAAAACTGAACCAGTGGCAATATACAGTTGACTTCAATTCCTACTACTACATCATCATATGGTCCTAGTGGGATATAATTAATATTTTCAATCTCAAATGATATAGTTTGATCCAAAACAATATGAATTAATTCTAACGGTAAATCTTTTATAGATATATCCATAATTATGATTTGATATAAATTGATTGTAATAATGGGAAATATAATCAATTTTTTATTTTTGTAATTTGGGAACCCAATAAATATATCTTTTTTGTGATCCTTCATATAACAATTCTTTTATTATTTTATTTCCATATATATCTTTATCTGATCTATAAATAAAAAAATCTAGATTATAATCTTCAGGTATTTTTTGATTGGTTATTATTTTATGTTTCACTGCATAATTATAATTATAATTACCCCATGTTAGAGCTCTAACATTTGAATATATTTTTTTAATTTCTTTTTCAGATAAACTTTTCACTTTTCTAAAAGGATTAATCTTACTCATCCATAATGTATCTGCTCTCAAATAATTTCCTACTCCTGCAACTGTTTTTTGATCCATTAATACAATACCAATTTTTTTATCTAGATTATTAGTTTTAGTGATACTGGTATAAAATTGTTCGAAAGATGAATCCATAATATCGGGACCCAATTTATTTAATTTCTTATCCAACTCATCTTTATTAACTACTTTAAGCGTTCCAAAACTTAACATATCAAAAAAATATAAAGATCCATAAGAAGTTTTAAATTGAACATTGATGTGTTTTTTTGCTTTATTATGATATTTTTGAATTAATCCTTTGTCAGTGTGTCGAATAATAGTTGGGAATCTAATTTTATTATCATTAATAAAACACCATCCACCGCTTAATCCTAAAGTGGAAATCATATATAGATCGCCGAATTGGATATACATTAATTTGCCGCGAGTTTCAACATTGGTTATTTTAAGTGGTAAATTACTTTTTAGAGAATAATAACCTTTAAATGGACGATGTTTTTTATAACGGCCATTGATGATATTAATTTCTGTTATAGTATGATTTTTCATTAAACGAATAATAAAATCAGCATATTTTCTAACTTCAATGATTTCAGGCATTATGAAATTACGTTATAAATTAATTCAATATATATTTACATTTTGTTCTATCAAACCCATTGAATACTTCAGAACTTGTCATTGTTGTAGATGTTGTATATGCTCCCATATTCGTACAAAATATAGTTTCACCAATCGATAAATCAGGTAACATTATACCTTCTGTTATTTTATCAATTGAATCACATGTTGGTCCAAAAATAGTACATTTATATTTTTTAGCATCTCTTTCATTAAATGGAATGAGATTGGATTCGTCGATAACAAAATGATCCATAGCAACGTTATTAAAACTAGAATAAATGCCATCTGAAATATAATAGACAATCATTTTTTCACCGGTTTCTTTATTTATTTTAACTTTTTTATTTATAATACTTAGAACTAATATATGTGACTTTGCAGTGAAAAATCTGCCTGGTTCGGATATAATATCGATATTATCATATCCTCCAAAAAATTCTTCAATTGATTCATTAATACATTCTGCAATTGCTTTAAAAGATATTTTTTCACTATCAACACCTGGAAAACCTCCGCCAATATCTAATAACGTAAATTTAAATCCTATTTTTTCTGCTATATCGAATACGAGTTTGGAATCTCTTATCGCCGAATGATATGATTTAGGATTCATACAAGCACTTCCAACATGAAACGCAACACCAATTATATCTAATTTTAGTTCTTTTCCGACTTTAAGCAATGATTCTACTTCTTCTAAATCAACGCCGAATTTACAACTAAACTGACAAATTGAATCTTTGTCATCTGTTTTGATTCTTAAAACTAATTTAGCATCTGGATGATATATTTTAATTTTCAATAATTCATGATCACTATCAAATGTCAATAGATCTACATCATGTGATTTTGAATATCTTATTTGATTTATGAGGCGACATGGGTTTGCATAGATTATTCTTTGAGATGATACTCCTAAATCTATAATTTTAGCAATTTCGTTTTTACTTGCGCAATCAAAATTAACATCTAATTTTGCTAATAGTTTGAGGATTACAGGATCAGGATTGCATTTCACCGCATAATATGGTTTTATTTTTGGAAGATAACGGACCCATTTTTGATATTGCCGAATTACATCACCTATATTTATAATCATAAATGGATCTTCACTTTGATTATTTTCGAGGAACATATTCACAATATCAAAATTATCCATTTTTTTATTAATTATTTCTACATTCTTTGAAATTTGGTTAAAGATGTCAATATTTATATCAATGGTTTCATCCAATGCGTTATCAGATTGCATAATTGATTGATTATCCAGTATATATCAGATATTAAAAATTTCATCTTTTTAAGCCAATAAATTAAGACAAAATCATTTTAAGCATACTGATACTAAATATTTAATTACTTCTAGAATATCTTCACATGACCGCTTATCGATACTAAATATTCGACTATTTCGAAATTACCATTAAATCCACTATATAATGGTACACTATCATTATATGCATGTATATCCGCACCTAGTGATACTAAATATTTGACTATTTCTAGATGACCAGCAGCTGCACTACATAACAATGGTAAATCATTATGTGCATGAATATCAGCACCAACTGATACTAAATATTT